CGCATAACTTGGTCCAATAAAAAATAGCCAACCTGTAACAAAAAGGCTAGCTAAAAAGTATTTTAACTTTCTACTCAATTGGATCTCCAATATAACAAAATTTTTGTTATATAGAAATTATATCATGTATGTTTGTTTAAATACTCTTAGTTACTTAGGATTATCGGTTTTGTAAAAGCCATTTCCTTTAAACTGTACACCTACTTGACTAAAGTGTCTTTGCATTCTTAGTCCACAAGCACTACATAAGTAAGATGGCTCAACATCTTTTATAGATCTTTCTTTAGAAACAATTCTTTCTGGGTTGCACTCGCACTTATACTCATATATTGGCATTACTTACCGCTCTTTTTTCTCTTCTCTGCAAGGATTGAAAAGTCTTTAACTTTTGTTTCCCCCATGTATCCCCATGCATAACCATCTTCTATCATCTGCTCATTAAGTGATTTAGAATCTCCATTAACATAAACCCAACCCAATATGCGACCATACTTTTCTGAGCTGTCTGGCTTTTCAGTTCTAACCACTATGTCTTTAGCATCTTTGAATTTAGATTTAAGATAATCTTTTGATTCAATTCCTAAACTTTTTTCTAGTTTGTCTGTTGTCCTAGACTCTGGAGTATCTATGCCAGCAAGCCTTAGTCTTTGAGAATAAGATATGCTAAATCCCAAATCAATATCAACATCAATTGTGTCTCCGTCTACGACCTTTATTACTTGCTTAACTCTATATTCAAACATAATGCTCCTTAAATTTATAATGAGCAGTTTACAGACTTACTCAGGTCAATCAGTTATTTAGTGTCGCTGTCTCCCCCGACATACCTGCGACTCCCCGATGAAGGGGTGCAGGTTCTTATTATACTATTTATTTGATCTTGATAACTTTTGGCTTTTTTTCTTCTGGGACATTTTTACTAATGTGTATATGGAGCATACCGTCTTTCATTTCAGCGTTATCAACTTCCATATATTCTCCTAATGAAAATGACCTTTCAAAATTTCTTTTGGCAATACCCTCGTGGATATATTCTCCATCCCAGTGTTCTCCGTGTAGTTCACCTTTGATGACCAAATTATTATTTTCAACAGAAATGTTGATGTCTTCACGTTCAAATCCAGCAATTGCCAAACTAATGCCGTAGGCACCGTTATCGAATTTGACTAGATCGTAAATTGGATAGTTGGATCCTGAAGATTGCATTTTTGCAAAATTTGTATCCCATCCAATAAAAAATGGATCATTAAAAAGATCCATAGCAAGTTTTGTTACCATTTTATTCCCCTTTCAAGCGAATAATTTAAATTAGGCCCCATTCGGCGACCTATATATTATTATACCATTTATTAAAAAATTCTACCAGGCAGACATTTCTTCCATAAGCTTAAAAAGGTTGGATATATTTTTTTGGCTTGTGACTATCATAAAGTCCTCTACCCCATACTTATTAGATATATCTCTAATTTGCTGCTTAACCTCTTCCATGTTTCCACGTATTGAATGCTCTCTCTTTTCTAAAACATAAGGTTTTTCATATTTATTAGGGGTCCACTCTTGATAATGATATTCTATATCTTGATCAAGTTCTTCTTTTGTTTCCCTAATTAAAGGGTCAATAATTAATACCATCTTAGTATTTTTTAATTTATTAACTGATTCCTCTAGCCTACTTTCATGTACAATAGCATAGTCTGTCCATTTATTAGCCAAGTCAATTGTCATTGGAGAATTCGCAACTGTATAAGAAATTGGCGCTTGGTCCCCCATCTTGTTAAAAAATTTATCTGCCCATTTATCCGCAAGATCTATTCTTTTTTCGATAGTACTTATTAAAGACTCGTCAAAATTATACATATCCATTGCTTCTTTTTGTTCATCTTCAAGCATTTTTCCAGCAACTAGATTAAATGTTACTCTATCTCCGTAATGTTTTTTCATTGTATTAAAAAATCTAATTGCATATTCTGGACTCATTGTGTAAGCCCTAAACGCCATCATAAACTTAAGGTGTTTTGATACTCTTATCATGCTTTGTAAAAAAGGAACATAGTCTTCTGAAGACGCAGAGTATGTTAACAAAACAGAATAAGCTTTTGCTCTTTGCAAGTCTCTTGCCATTTGAACTAATTCAATTTCTGAATCTCCGTAGTCAAACCTGTGCATCCAATGAAATTTCATTTTTTATTAAATTCTAAAAATTGAGTCCATTGAGAAATTGTGTACCTAGTTCCAGAAGTAATTTCTGATACACCATGAACATAATGAGTATTTCCTGGAAAAAGAATTAGCATATTCTTTTTAGGCCTAATGCTATAATTAAAATCTGGGAAATACAGTTCCCCCCCTTCATAATCATCATTTAAATATGCAAGTACAGACAGGTGACCACTCCATAAATATGGATATTTTTCTATTTGAGATTCATAAGTATCGTTTTCATAATCTGGCTCATCTATGTCTAATATATCTGTGTGCGGATCAATATAAGTTCCAGTTGGATGAACTATATACAAAAAAGGTTTATCTTGCACAAATTTCATTTTATACTCTAAGGTGACCTTATGAATAAGTTTTTTTCTCATTATGTTAGTAAACAGTAACTCTTCTTGCGAAGGTGTATATTCTTCTAAGGTATGTATAGGGTAAGAATGATTTACTCCTTCCCTTACCTTATACTTTGAAATAATTGACATTGCAGCTTCAGATTCTTTATCAGTTAGATAATTTTCAAATACTTTTATGTTGTCTATACCTGTACCTATTTGTTTTGTAATATTATCAATATCAACAGGTTTTGGTGAGAAGCTTTCTTTCATATTTTATTTGTCGACAAACTATTTAATCCATCTTTTCTTTTATGGGAATGTGCTTTAATTAATTTTAAAAGGTATTGGCTAAGCCCTGGCGCTTGCTTTTCAAAAAATAAAGCATACTTTTTGTTTACTTGAGTTTCTAAGCTAAGCTTTAATAAATATTCTTCATCTATCGGGAAAAACCATTTAACATAATGATCAGCAAACAAATCAAATCCATGCTCTGCCCTAGGATCTTCTACTGGAATATTATTATTAATACACTCTGCAAGGTATGAGTTTAATTCGTGGGCTTCTTCAACCATTGAGTCCCAGTCTTTTCTGGTGTAATCTGCAATTCTTTCCTTGGCTAACAAAACCAATCTGTCATCTGGAAAATTGCCAGACCACTCTTTCCAAAGCATGGCGCATGTAACGTCTTCAGCTTGCTTGATCCACTTACCTCTATGTATTAGCATATATACACATTATACCATTATGAAATTATTTGATGTTGGTAATAATTTTCCCACTCAAGTATGTCTTTTTCGTCATTAATTAAAGGCTGACCCTTAACATTTAAGCTGGTGTTTAACAAAACTGGGACTCCAGTTAAATCAAACCATTGCTTCAGTACTTCATACAGTCCTGGGTGCTGATTTTTATTAATTGTTTGAACTCTCGAAGTACCGTCAGCATGTACAACAGATGGTATTATGTCTGGCTTTAAACATTTAACGGCGTACTGCATATAAGGAGAGCTAAAATTAATATCAAACCATTTGCTTGCATGCTCTTCCATTACGACTGGTGCAAAGGGCCTAAATGATTCTCTTTTTTTTATTAAATTTACTTTGTTTTTTATTTCTGGATCTCTTGGGTCTGCAAGTATGCTTCTGTTTCCCAAAGCCCTTGGGCCAAACTCTGCTCTTCCAGAGGCAACTGCAACTATTTTATTGTCAGCTAAACCTTTAATTATTTTATTGACTGGGTACTCCCCGCCCAAATCGTATCCTAGATATGGAGTCTGCCAATCTAAATGCTTTCCATAAAGAGCCGCTGCTGCACCTAAAGAACTTCCAGAATCTCCTGGGTTAGGCATTATCCACACATCATTAAATATTTCCCACAACTTAGTATTTGCTGAGCAGTTTAGCGCACAGCCTCCCATAAAAACTAAATTTTTCTTTTTTGTTAAACTTTTTGCATACCGCATAAAATCTATAAGTCTTTGTTCGTAAACTACCTGAACTGCTGCCGCAATATCAAACTTGTCCTGCTCTGAAACCCATCCCCAATCAGTAATTCCTTTGTGAAAATTGTATTTTTGTTTATCATATCTAGGGAAATAATTATCTACCTGCTTATAATACTTTGTACAATCTCCGTAGGCCGCCATCCCCATCATAATATACTCTTCTTGATTTGGCATAAGCCCGACCAACTGGGTAAAGGCTGAGTAAAATAATCCAAAGCTTACTGGGTAATTTTGTTTAAATTTTAATTTTATTTTTTCACCTTCTCCTACCCAAATAGTAGAAGTATTATATTCACCAATTGAATCTAAAACTACAATTGCTGCGTCAGAAAAGCTACTTGTATAATATCCAGCACATGCGTGTGAGTAATGATGGCTAAATGATTTTCTTGGGGTACCTTCTATATTAAACCTTGGCTTCCAGTCCCCTACACCACCCTTTAAAAATAGCCTAGAGGCCTTTAGAAAGGGTTTCTCGTAGTAAGCTATAGCATCAGGTGCCCCATATGACAAAGCATCATTAACTAAACTATTATTGATATACCAATCATTCTTCTGCTTGCTATATCTTTCTGCGTGTCCTGCAAAAATAATTTTTCCATTTTCTATTAAAGAAACAGAAGCATCGTGTGAGGTTTCGTTAACCCCAAGAATTATCATCTTTAGAATCTCTTTCTGGGACAATGCCGTAGTTTTTCTTTAAGCGTTTTAGGCCTTCTGGGGTTGCACTAAAAGTAGCTTCTAGGTTTTCATTATAAGATACAGAGATTAAATTTTCTTTGTAAAGTCCGATCAATGTTTCATCAATGTAATCTGTATGAGCTTTCCATAATTCTGGGGCAATTAATTTAGCAATATCATTTACTTTATAGATAGCTTCCCCATTTTCTTCTATACCAACAAAATCTATTGCGCCAATTTCTACATAATATTTAAATAAAATCGAGTCATCTTCTTCAAACGGATTCATTGCTTTTTTCTATTTCAACTAAAGACTGTACGTACTCAGAAAAATGCTTTCTAATTCCCCCATTTGGTCTTGATCCAATGCTAGTCCAAATTCGTGAGTATTCTTTTATATTGTAGTAGGTTGTTGGACAAACCTTTACACCATTATATTCTTTAAGAACAATAGGAAGTGGGACGTGCTTTCCACAACATATACATTCTTTTGCTTTTTCTTGATACATGCTCATATTATCATCATCCTATCCATTGCCTCTTTGAGCTCTTGTGGTATGCGTGGAGCTCTTATCATGTTTTGAACGTACTCTTCTTCTTTTTTAACTCCGAAATCATTATCATAGCTCATTGATTCATAGTTATGTATTTTTATTTCTTGATTTGTGTCAAATCTTGTATTAGATATTGCATTGAATATTGATCCGCAAACAGCGTCTGCTAAATCCTTAGATCCTTTTCTTGGATGGTCTACCTTATCTCTCATAATTCTTAGCTGTAAAAGTTCGTCTATAAGCAAAGGAATGTGAGGGCCTTTTAATCTTTCTTCTAAAACTACCATCGCCATATCATCATAATGTTTTTTAGCAACAGATAACAATTCCGTGTTTATTCCATATTGTTTTAATTGCTGCATCATGTCATGAGAATTCCATCTATCAAAAGTGCATAGCCTAATTTTAAATCCTTTAGTTTTTAAAGATAAGATATAATCTTTAACTTCAGTAAAGTCTACTGACTTGTCTGGTGTGGGTGTCCAAAACCTTACAGCATCTACTTCAACTATTGGTGCTGGTTGAGAATACGTGTCCGTTACTTTTATGTTTACCCATTTTTGAACATGGGACATTGCAACAGCACAATGGTCATGCTTTTGAGCAAGGTCAACATGGATAAAATATTCTTTGTCGGGATCTGGTGCAAACCAATCTTCAAACCTTCCAAACTGATCTACAGCTACTCCTAAATTACTAAATGATTTTTCAATTTTTTCTCTTGATTTAAAAAATGCATCTATTGCTTCTGACGGCATGCATGCAAATCTTCCAAGTGCGTCTGGTGCATTTTTATAAAAAGCTATTTTAAAATCTTCAATGCTTCTTGTAGGGTTAACTTCCCATGTTGGCCTTCTAAGTGCGTACATTCCTGGATACTTATAGGAAATAATATTATCTTCTTCCCACTCTATATCAAATTCATTTCCAGCAGTTCCGTCTGGTAGATCGTTGTCTAGCTTAAATCTATGTGATCTAACAACAACCTCTTTTTCAGCCACGACATCGTCATATCTTTGCTGTATGTAGTCATTTTTATATCTTGGAAAAGATAATAGAATTACTTTGCCATAGTCTGGAAATCGGGAATCTACGGAAGCACGGTACATTTCATAAATAAGACTTCCAGTTTTTGCCTGCTCGTGTCCAGTAGTATTTTCAACACTAAATCCAGAGATCTCATCTAAGATAACTACTATTACGTTATAGCCTTCCCAAGCCTCACGCTCAGAGTGTCCAGAGTGTACAGTTATATTTTTATTAAATTTTATTTCTGATGCTTTTTCTGAATATTTTCCAATAAACCATGGGGATTTATCAATTCTAGTTCTAAATCCCTTAAAAAATACGTTGTTTGCCTGTTGAGCATTTATAGCAATATTAATAATATCAATTGAATCTCCAGGAGGCTTTCCATAATATGAAGCAGGATCTTTTAAGCAAAGCAATAAATAAACTATATAAGACACTGCAATTGTTGAGCAGTAGTCTTTTCCAGATCCTTTTCCTAGTTGAGCAACTACCTCATTGGCAGTTTGCTTAAACATTCTGTGTCCTTCTTTTTCTCCAAAAAGCTTTATTAAAGTAGACTCTTTGTAAACCTGTGAACTTTTTTCAATTAACGTGTATTGATATTCTGAAAGTTCTGGTAGGCCAAGATACTTTTCGTCAGTTACAAAATCTCTTAACGATACTGGCTTTTCATCAAACTCTTCGCCATCGAGCATGTCGATAATATCGGAAAAATCAAATGACATTCTTGGACTCTATTATCTCTATAGGTTCAACCACTCCAGTTATCTGAGAAAGTCTTTTCATAATTTCTCGTCTTATGTCTGGATAGTCTTTTGCAACATCCCTTAATATTGAAATTAAAACATCTTGTTTTCTTTCTGTTTCTGCAATTTGATCTGCAATTTCTTGATTGTCCAGCAAACCAATTTGCTGAAGCATAGCAATTCTTTTTGTCTCTATGTCGGCAATTAATTTTAATGCTGTAGCTTTTACGTTTAACTGTCCCTGTTGGTCTGCGTCATCTACAGTTTTCCAAGCTTCTTTAATAAGCATTGCATAATGTTGGTCTGCACCAGACACGGCTTCTTTTGCTCTGTCTCTAGAAGTAGAATCATTCCTAACAACAGATTTCCACTCGTCTATATACTCAACGACCTCAGATCTTTTAAATCCAGTCAATGAAGATATTTGAGTAGGGTTGCTACCTTTTAAAAGTTCTTCAACTACTTTGTTCATTCGATCAAAATGATCAGATAATTCAATTTCCATATCTTGTAAGTATACTTTTAGTTGACTGAAATGTCAATTAGAATTGGCTATTTTATATAATAT